AAGTTTAATATCATCCAAAATTCTTAATTTTGGTTTACGAGGATTTTTCGCTTTAGTAATTTTTTTCACTACTTCTAGTTCTTTTTTATCAATTTCTTTTTTTGATAATTCTTTTATTGGTTTATCTTCATCTATTATTTCAACTTCAATATCTTTTTCTTTTGCTTTTTCAATCATTTCTTTCAAATCATCCAAATTTTCTACTTCAGGTTCTCCTTCATCCAATAATTCTTCACTAATAATTTTTGATTTTACTGGTATATCTATGATTTCTTCTTTTTCTTCTTCTATTTCTTTCATTTTTAAATTAAGAGGTTCTTTTATAATGACTGTCTTTTTTGTTCCTTTTATACCAGATTCTCCAATAGGTATAGGAACAGGTTGTTCTTTGGATAAATCTTTTAACGAATGTAAAACCCCGACTTTAAAAGGTTTTTTATCTTTTAATCTATCAAGAATTACAGACATATCAATTTTAGAAATTTTACGATAGTCTTTGAACTGCTGTTTAATTTCTTTTTTTTCTTCTTTTTTTTCACTTTCTTCTGTAATAAGTTCTTCTTCACCTTCTTTTGGTTCAGGTTCTTTTAGTATAGCTTTACCTATATTAACTATCAACCCAGTTTGTTTTGCTGAAGGTTTATTACGTTTTAAAAATTCTAATGTTTTTATTTGTTCATTCATTATAATATAATAAATTCTATTATATTATAATAGGATAAAAAACTAAAAAGCGTTCGGTAAATCATAAAAATCGGGATTTCCATAAAATAAATAAGAAAATGTTTTCTGTGGTAAGCCTACTTCTACGCCATTATCACTACCTCTTGCTGTTCTAATATTTTCATTTTGTGTTAAATTAGATAAAATAGGAAACATACAAGAAAATTGCAGCTGTCCTTTTCTTAAAAATACTGGTAAATTATTATCTTTGTTTAATATTTTATTAAAATTCTGATAATATTGTAATTTGTCTATATCGTCTTTATGTGATACTTTCATCTGTATTCTCAAATTATCGTCTTTTTTATTAATACAACCCACATGGATTAGATTTGCGTTAAATATTATTACATCACCTTTTTTACAAGGAATATTAACCACGTTCTGAAATAAATTGATATTATAAGAATTCAATTCTTTATGACTATTTGGTAATATACCTAAACATTTTTCCATATCTTCTAAATATATTAACATAGTATATGATGGATGTTTCTGTTTTTCGTTAAAAAAGTCACCATTATTATCACGATGACAAGTATGAACAACAGACTTTTTTATTATCCAAATATAATCTTGAAATATATATTGGTTTGTTGTGGAATTATCTATTAAGTTCAATAATTTTGGATGTTTTAATAATGTCTTTTTTACATCTACGTAATTTTCTTTATTACATTTATCTATAAGCCCTTCTATTTCACTATTATTCAATATATTTTTATATAATTGTATACCATCAGTATGTAGGTTATATTTTTCACTATTTTCTTCTATAATATCACTGTAACAAAATATTTTTATAACTATTAGTAAAATAATTATAAGTGCTATAATTAACCAAACTTGTTTAGCATATAACATTATACTAAATCATATTATTTAAATATTCTATTAGCAAAAATGCTATAATAGTAATTAAAATGGTAACAATTGTAAATACTATATATTTTTTATGAATAATAATAATATAAAAAATATATTTTGAAATATTATAAAAATGAATACAATAAGATATTTTTTGAGAAGTATGCGAAATATATTTCCAAACAATAATAATGAAAATAATAATGAAAATTTAGATAATAGTGTACATAACAATGAACATTATTTATCAAGAGAAAATAATGGTAGACAATGTGGATATTGTAGACGAACTGGGCATACTGTTTTGACTTGCGATAATGAAGTGGTTATCAGCGGAAAACGAGAAATAGAAGATATTATAAATAATAATATTTTTACTTCTAGAACTATTGTTGAAAATATAGTGGATGATTGGTTAATAGATAAACCTGATTTATTATTAAAAGCGATATTCTGTAAAATTCGCATATTAAAATATAGTTATTATTATACTCGTAACGATATTATAGAAATTATTAAAAATTACGTTATGAATAAATTGTATTTTTTACGTTTATCAGAATATAGAAATACACTAAATACAGTACAAAATGCTAGAATAACTATAATCATACCATATAATGTAATAAATACATTAAGAGATTTATATAAATCTTTATCAATTAAAATTATTATGGTAAAATCAAAACTACAACATTCTGATAAAGATTGTCCTATTTGTTTAGATAGCATTGAATATGATAATATACAAAAAACAAATTGTAATCATGAATTTTGTAAAGATTGTTTAACGAAAACGATTAAAGGATTTGCGAATAGACGAAATTATGCGAAATGTCCTTTATGTCGTTCAAATATTGAAATTATTTATCAAAATAAAAAATTTATTAATAAATCATTAGAATGAATATAAACTTTTAATTGCTTCATCGCACGCAATCTGTTCTGCCTTCTTTTTAATTTTATGTGTTCCTTCCCCTAAAAATAATAATATTTTTCCGTGAATAGACATATATTGATGTATATCATTATAATGTTTGAATTCTTTAATAGAAATTGATTTATGATGAGAAGCATTATGTGCTGGTTGACCTAAACATAAATATACACCCATATGATAACCGGTTTCAATATTATGTTCTTCAATTTCCATATAATGAGGCGTAACTTTAAATTCTTTTTGTATTTTTACTTGTAATATATTTTTAAAATTATCATCATTTTTTATTAGATTAATCCAATCTACATGTTTTTCAAAAACACTTTCAACAAAAATTTGAACCATTTGAAATCCAGGTCCTGTAACAAACACATTTTGAAACCATCCATCATCATCATTTACCGAAATTTTATTAAAATCCAAAAACATAGCACCAATGAAAGCCTCGAATAAACATCCTAATTTTTTTAAATTAGTTCTCGTTTGTTTGAACTCAGCGTGTTTAGATAAAACAAACCAATTATGTAACCCCATATCGTAAGCAATTTTTCCAATGGATTCATTTTTTACCAAAGCTATTTTTTTTTCAGTCATAAATCCTTCATTTTCTTTTGGAAAACGCCTATACAAATAATATTTAGTAATACATTCTAAAACCCCATCTCCTACAAATTCTAATCTTTCATTTGATTTAGTAAATAATGGCAAGCAATCATCTGGTTTAGGAGTAATAACAATATTGTTTAATTCATTTTCTAAATTTGGTCGTTTTATATAAGACCTATGAATAAATGCGCGTTTATATAAAACCCAATTGTTAATAGGTGTATTAATTCCATAATTTTTTAAAATAGTTTCAACTTCATTTTGTGAAATGGATTTATTTAGGGGATTGTATGGATCAAAAATATATGTTTCAGTTCCATTTGCGTTCTTTTCTATACGGATATCATCATCAATATTCATGTTATTTGTTAAATAATATGAATATTTACTATTATAATATAATGGTTTCTTTTTATATTATTTAAATAAATTCTTTATAAAAAAATATTTAGTAATTATATATCATAGCAATGGTTTTATACAACGCAGCAAAAAAAGCAAGAAACGCAACAAGTATTGTTAATCAAAATCAAGGTGGCGGTGAAAAGAAAGCAGGTTTCCCATACCAAGTTGGGCGTACTTCATCAACCAGTGTCGCTTTCCACATGACTGACCCAGTTTATGGAAGATGCTGTAAATTATCAAAATTCAATACAGGTGTTTATCCATTTGTTAGAATTTCAAGACCAATTGGTACAAGATACAGTGCTAACTATAATAAATTCAACATGTTCTAAATATATATTTATAAAAGTATATAATATTTTAATAATAATAAACTATTATATTTGAATGAAAGTTATTATTGATGAGCGAGAACGAGAGTTGTATGAAAAAAGCTATAGTATAGTTCAAGCGAATAATACTTATGTCGTTTTATCAAAAGAAGTTCTCCCCTTAGGTGATATTTTTATTACTACGGATGAAGGTAAACATGTAATGTTAATAGAAAGAAAAACATTACAAGATTTACTATCTAGTATTAAAGATGGTCGTTATGAAGAACAATCTTATCGTTTAACTCATTCTAGTGGATTACCACCACATTCTATTTTATATATAATAGAAGGACAATTCTCACAATTAAGAAGTAGTGCTGAACGAAAAATAGTATATTCGGCTTTAACGTCATTGAATTTCTTTAAAGGATTTAGTGTAATTAGAACGAATAGCATTAGTGAAACAGCAGAATATATTGTATGGATGTCTGAAAAGATTGAACGAAATTTTTTGAAATGTGTTTTTCCTTATTATTTACAACCTCAATATTGTAAATATATGCAAATGCCTTCTGAAACTGGTATTAATAATGAGAGAAAACAAGAAGACGATTTGGTATTACAAGAAATAGAAGATGATAAACCATTAGATAACACAATGAAATTAAAGAACATTGATAATTTAAAAAACAACATTATACTTCCTTCTATTAATAATACAATTACTTCTCCAAGAAAAGATAATGATTTACTTTTTCAGAAAGGAGAACTTTTTACTTATCCGCAAGAAGTTCTTGATAAACAGCAAACAGAATTATTGGCTGCGAATTATTGTAATGTTGTTAAAAAAGTAAAAAAAGATAATATAACTCCCGAGAACATTGGTGAAATTATATTATGTCAAATTCCTGGGATTAGTTCGGTTACTTCAATTGCTATTATGAAACAATTTTCATCATTTCCTGATTTTATTAAACAATTAAACGAGAACCCTGAATGTTTGAATAACATTGTTTGTGAAACAAAGGGAAAGCAACGTAAAATAAGTAAAAGTTGTTTAGAAAATATAAAGAAATATTTATTATAATATTTTATTATACTATATTATTAGAATGGAAAAGTTAGATATGATTTATTTTATTAATTTGAATCGTCGTGAAGACCGTAAAAATCATTTTTTGAATCAGTGTATTAAAGAAAACATACCATTGAATAAAGTTTGTCGCATAGAGGCAATTGATGGTTTAACACATAATTTTCATATAAAAGAATTAAATATGTTCTCAAATGCGAATTTTTTAAAAAATCCAGATATTATAATAAAAAAACTAATAGGAAATCAACTTAGTCACTATTATTTATTAAAAGAAATTATCAAGGAAAATCAAGAGTTCTCAATCATTTTCCAAGATGATGCTGTTTTAATACCTAATTTTATGGAACATATAAATAATGTGTTATCTAATTTACCAAGCGAAACAGAAATTATAAATATAGGATTACATAAAAAATGCGATTTTAATATATTTGAACCTTGGGAATTTGCGATAAATGGTAATGACTTTGATAAAATAGGTTCTCAAAAAATAAATGAATATATTTGTAAAATGAAAAATGAAATAAATCCTTGTTCGTTGGCTTATATTGTTACATTAGAAGGAGCAAAAAATATAGTAAACCATTTTGAAAAATATGGTTTCAGGCAAGCAACTGATTATAACTTCAATTATTATTTAATAATAAAAGATATTTTTTATAGTTCAAATACTATTCTGGTAACAGGTAATCCAAATTTAGGGAGTGATGTATTTTCTTTATAATATAGGTAATAATGTTATAATAATAAATAATATATGTATAACTTATACATATATTACAATGGAAGACGGCATTGAGCAATATTTATCTATTATGATTAATATGATTAATAAACAAAAAATAGATGAAGAAAATAGAATAAAAGAAGCAACAAATGAAACATTACAAAAAGAAAATAGCAAGACCGAAAACAACAAAATGACAGAACATAAAAAATAAAAACAAGATTAGATAATATCTTTTGGTTGTGAATACATTGTAGGCATTGTTCTATCATAGTATCCTCTTGGTTGAAATAAAACAGGTTTTGTAACATTATTTTCGTCATATTTACCACTATCAATCATTTGTTGTGTAAACGAAATACCACCCCAATTAGTATCCATTGGATTATCACTTTCGCCTTGCATTTCAGTAGAATCATGTATTTTATCTAAATCAGTATATTGTCCAATATGTAATCCATATGGGTCAAAACCCGCATAATTATTTTCATTATAAGGTGGATTATCTCTATTTGCGTCTACTATAGGAACAGGCATTCCTTTAGTATCATCTCTATATAATGTAGTTGTAGTAGGTAAACCGCCTTCTAAATCAAAAGGATTTGGTCTAACACGGTATATATATTTTCCTTGAGCATCATTTTCTTGTTGTAAAAATAATACAGGACATACAATACCATTTTTTCGCTGTATTTCTAAATAATTAATGTATTCATCTAAATTAAAAAAAGGTAAAGGATTTTTATTTTCTATAATAGGTAAATTGGTATTGTATAATAATAATGAATTTCCTTTTTTTACTAATAGATTAGGACAACCATTATCATTTTGATGTTCAGGAGTAGCACCGCGTTTATTAGTTAAATATTCCAAATTACCTTTTTCGTAATATAATATAAAATATATACCTGCTAAAAAGGATATTACTAAAAATAATTGAAATAACAATCTAATACTATTCATATACTTTCTATTATATTATGTAAATAAAAAAACTAATATATTTAGAATATATTATTTTATATTATAAATATATAATGAAACATACAAAGAAAAGACATTCAGCTAAACCAGTTATAATTGGGCTTATCTATGCTAACTGGTGTGGTCATTGTCAAGCATTAAAACCTGAATGGGATATGTTTAAAAAGAATTTGAAAATGGATAAAAAATTAGCGAGTAAATGTGGTATTTTTGAAGTTGAAGATGGTGATTTATTGAAAGATGTTAAAATAAAAAAAATAAGCAAAAAACTAAAAGGTGGTGAACTTCGTGTAGATGGCTTCCCTACTTTATTTAAAATTTTTGGTGGAAATATTGAATATTATAGTGGACAACGTAATTCAAGTTCTTTATTAAATTGGTCTAAATCGTCTATCCAAAATGGAGGTAAAACTCGCAAAAATCGTAAAACGCTAAAAAAAATAATAAAGTTTACTACTTAATAATATAATTATATTATATTATTATGACAATCAATAATACAAAAAAAATAAAGATGAAAGAACAAAAAAGAAATAAAACGCAAAAAATATGCGAATTAGAAAAATTACATAAATCTCCTCGTTCTCGTATTGCTGGAATGGAAACTTATAAAATAAATTGTGGAAAAAATATGTTAATAGGTTACGAGACAATTAAAGGTTCTGAAGAAACTTCTAATCATAAAGATGATTTTGTTCACGTAGTATTATCTAAATTAAAAGATTATGATAAACCAGTTGTAGTAAAAGTATACGAAGAAGATAATTTTCATTTACATATTGAAGTAAATATATTAAAAAAAGTAAGAGATTTTCGTAATACAGCTACAATTATATGTGATTTTTCTTGTAATGATGATAAAAATAAATATATTACAAAAATAAAAAAACAAATACAATTCTGTGGAAATGGCACGAACAAATTACATTTTTTTGTATATGAATATATTGTAAATGGGGATATAAGCGTTTTTTTGTCAAAAAATAAAGATATAGAAATAAATAAATCAATTATTTTACAAACAACTTGTGTTATAATACAATTAGCATCAATATATAAAATATATCACGGAGATATAAATTCAGGAAACATACTAATAGATACTATTTCGGATGATAATATAAATTATTCTATAGAAGATGAAACATTTATTATCAAAACGCATGGATTTATTCCAAAAATAATAGATTTTGGCAGAAGTAATTTTTATAAAGGCGCAATAAAAAAAGATGAAATATGGTTTGATATTATTTTGATGTTGGGTGTTGTATATCATTATATACAAAATGTTTCACTCAGACAAAGAATATTAGATATATCAAAATCTACTGATTTGTATCTTCCTTCATTAAAAGATTATTTCATTTATATACGTGACAAATTATAATTGTTATTACAAAAAATTGAAAGATTTGGTTTTGTTTATTGTAAAGATAAAATCAAATAATCTAAATATAATTTTCTATACTTAATATTGAAAAATGACAGATAATACTTCTGCTTCTCAATCAACCAAAATAGTAAAACGTAAACCAACTACAGTAGTAAAGTCATTTCGTCTCATTGATTTTCACGTATTTGACCAAAAAAATATTGATAATGATAATGACGAAAATAAAGACAAATTTCAAAAAAAACAAGATACTATGCAATTTATTATTCAAATGTTTGGTGTAAATGAAAAAGGCGAAACGTGTTGTATCTTTATAGATGACTATAAACCATTCTTCTTTATAAAAGTAGGCTATGATTGGGATGAATCCGAAGTCCCTGTATTATTAAAATTTATTCGCAGTAAACTAGACGAGAGATACCGTCCTTCTATATTAGAAGCGCGTTTAGTAGAATACAATAAATTGTATGGGTTTTCTGCTGGTAAAAAAGATAAATTTGTGAAATTAACATTCAAAAATAGTACAACAATGAATAAAGTAAAATCATTATGGTATGAGTATGTAACATCTCCAACTGATTCAAAAACAATGGATAGAAAACCGAAACTATTTATGTATAATGGTATAAAATTAGAATTGTACGAAAGTAATATTCCACCATTACTCCGTTATTTTCATATTTATAATATAAGTCCTTCAGGTTGGGTTTCTATACAAACTACGAAATGTCAAAAACCCGATGTAAAGATTACTACTTGTAATTTTGAATACTTATGTAAATTAGCTCATATTAAACCACTACCAGATAAGGAAGACATAGTACCTTATAAAATATGTAGTTTTGATATTGAAGCGAGTAGTAGTCACGGCGATTTTCCAGTTCCTATAAAAACATATAAAAGATTAGCTACAAATATTGTTGATATTTTTATAAAGCAACCATCTATAGATGTAAATAAATCAAAAATATTTCTAGAAAAAATAATATTGGCTGCGTTTGAATATTATAAATTGGATGATGTAGATATAGTGTATCCAAAAACCAAGCCTTCAAAAGAATACTTATTAAAGTTTATAAAAATATTATTGAATGAAAGTATGGAAAAGGCAAAAAAAGCAAATACACAGGAAGATAATTCTGATATATTGAGAATTGATGCTTTGTTTGAGCAAATGAAAGAATATCACACACAAGGAGGAAATGGTGAAGATTATGGTGGTGATGATGAAGATGAAAAAGAACCATTACCTGAAGTGAACTTTTCATATAAACCAAAAGTTAAAAAAACAAAAATAGAAAAACATGCGACTATCATTGACATATTGTTAAGTACCAATTATGACCGTGATGAAAAAATACAAATAACCAATGAAGTATTAACTCGCGTTTTCCCAAGATTAGAAGGAGATAAAGTAACTTTTATTGGTTCAACATTTATGCGTTATGGCGAAAGTGAAACATATTTAAATCATTGTTTAGTATTAGGAAGTTGTGATGAAATAGAGAATGCTGTAATTGAAAGTGCTGAAGATGAAGAAGAATTATTATTGAAATGGACAGAATTAATACAAAATGAAAATCCGGATATTATTATTGGTTACAACATCTTTGGTTTTGATTATGAATTTATGTTTCGTCGTGCTCAAGAAAACCATTGCGAAAATGAG